AGCCCTGGGTTGGTGAGGCAATAATTCCATAGGCCAAGGTAGAAATAATTAGCCAAACACTAGCAAGGATTACTGCAATTCTTGTATTCATTTAGCCTGCCCGGAGAGCCAAGCCATAAGGCCGCTAATTCCAGTGAGCCCAAGAATGCCAATGACAAATTTTGCGAGACGATACGCGCCGCGTGTCTCTGCCATCTCCACGCGCATCGCGGAGAGTTCTTCGTCAATCTTATCTAGTCGAGCAAGAATCTGGTTGATGTTGTTCGCAGTCATACCTCAACCTATGGTGTGGGTTTGGTTTTACACCCACACTATAAGTTGTGTGCAACTACTTAGCAATGCCCTTTGTGTCTGCTTTTTGTTCGTTAAGAGAGCGAAGTTTTTCAAGTTCTTCTTGCAGTAATTTAACATTACCTTCGGCAATATCAAGCTGCACTGTCATTGCGCCAATCTTCCGAAGAAGATCATCCATCGTTATTTGTCTGCTTTCCATTTTAATTTTTCTCCTATCTTAAATAATTTGATCTGCGCACACCGCGCAATTATGAAGCGGCGGGCAAACGCCAGGCTCAAAGTCAGCAGCGCCGGCAGGGGCAACTGCAATCTCATGGCAACACTGACAGACATGGCTTTCCATTGCCTCGTAAAGGCGACCAATGGTTTCACTTTGCGTTACCCAATCTGCGGTTTTTGGGCTTGACCAATGGGGCACGTGCGCGCCTGGAATGACCTCTAGCCTTGCGGCAATAGCATCAACAGCACCCTCAATGGTGCTCGCTGAGGCGCCGTGAATCGCTGCAATGGCAGCGGCCACCTGGTGCTCGTCTTCAGGCTCGTAGTCAATAGCGATGGTGATAAGTCTCTGTTCCATAAAATCTCCCTATGTCTTGATAATATAATACAACAATTGCTGCTTCGGGTCATGCGTTGCGTGGGCGTGCCCACCAGCACTTGAAATAGCGCTCATCGTGTGGCTGTGAGCTTCATTGATCCCCATAGCACTAGCGTCGTCCGAGGTTCCCGTGCCGCTGGCATGTGTGTGCGCAGTATGTGAAACCGTGCCCGTGTATGAGGTGCCGTTCTCAACATGGTTTCTTGCGTCACCGCCAGAGGCAAGAGAGATAACGTGAGTGTGGTTTGAAAGGGAAACAGACGAACCGGAGCCCTCAAAAATTGCCGCAGTCGCGGAGGGCCCGCCGCTTGTTACGGAATGCGTATGCGCTGCGCCAGCGGCGTTAAACACTCCGCTCGCCGTATGGTTTCCTTGTGTTACAGAACTAGACGTTCCCGTCGTCACGACGTGGGTGTGATTTGCGGCATGGTTGTGGTAGCCCGCAGGGGTCATGCTTGTTGCGTGAGAGGAGTGGGCGCCGTCGGTTGAGTGGCTAAATGAATCGTAAAACTGAACTCCAGAAGCAACTCTCCAACTCCCAGGAAGCCCGTTATGATCTGGCGCAGTTGAAAGAGAAGACGGAGCCCCAATAAGCCAATAGTCATCGTAGTAGGGAAGGTTGAACGTTGTCGTTCCATTTCCGACGCCATAATTTGTCCCAATAACCGCAAACAAATCTGCATACGTTGTCCGCGAAACCGCGTCGCCATTGCAGAGAATCCAACCCGATGGGACATTGTCGTGAGAGCCAGCCCACGAAGTAACCATGCCTGTTTTCCCCGATGAACCAGAAGCAGATCCTCCAAGTTCTGCCCAGCCTGTATTTTTGTACACCCTAACTTTCTTAGTGGTTGAGTTGAAATAAATTTGCGCAATGCTTGGCGCCGCCTGGTCGCTTTCTGCGACTGGTAGCCCAAGTGGAGAAACAAACTTTACAGACACGTTAGACCGCCTTAATAATATAGTGAACCATATAGGTTTTGTACGAGTGATCCGTGTGCGTGTGCGAGCCGTTACTCGATGGTGTCGCTGTGTGGTTGTGCGAAGACGGAGAGGCAGATGTCGTATTGCCAGAGTTTGTCAGGTTAAACACTGGGCTATGCCGATGTGCGGCATGTGCGGACCAAGATGAGGTCGTAACTGAGTGGGTATGCGACGCCTCGTCAACAACTGGGGCAGCATGCGTATGCGCCGTTGACGCTCTTGTTGAGCCAGTGATGGGAGCAACGCCACCAGCACCGGACGCAACAGATGCAGTGTGATCGTGAAATTGCCCTGGGTTTGATGTATCAGAAAAGGTGTGTCCCGCAAAGGTGATTGTTCCGTCCGACGCAGTCGCCGAGTGGGTATGCGAATAGTCGTGCTCTAATTCGGTAAACGCCGTGTACGTTAGTGCATGCGAGTGAGTCGCCGCATCGCCAACGTGCGCAGCAATCTCAGTGGCATCCATGGTTCCTTGGCGAAATGTTGCCGTGTTATCAATGTTTCCCAGCAGGTCAAGCCCTGCTGCGCCAACAACTTGATACCCTTGAAGGTCAGGGACATTAAACGTTGTTGATCCATCGCCCGTGCCAAACCTTGTAGAAATTACGGAAAAAAGACCAGAGTACGTTGACCTTGAAACCGCCTGCCCCGTGCACACAAGCCAGCCAGACGGGGTTGAGGCGCCAAGCCACGGCTGGATAGTTCCAGTCGGCATCTGAATTGATGAAGAGCCGCCTAGCGATGACCAAGATGTTCCGTCGTGGACGCGGATAACGGCATTCACGCTGTCGTAATAAATTAGCCCAGCGCCAGAATAGGCAGACTCAACATTGGCCTGCGTGGCAACTGGCAACTTAATGCTGGAAAGAATCTTTGTCATGTCTTCACCAAATACCAAACCCTTGCCCTGTTGGCGGAGTGATTGTCGTGGGCGTGCGCTGCGGTTCCATCTGCCGCCATTGTTCCGCCGTGCGTGTGCCCGCTCACCGCTCCGGATGTGTTGGTATACGAAGGCACCGTTCCCGTGTACGTGTGGCTGTGATCGGCGCTTGTCGTAACTGACTCAGTTACGGTATGAGTATGAGATCCCGCAGTTGAAGAGGAGGCCACTGTGTGCGTGTGGCTTACGGCGGCTGCAAAGTCGGCAGCCGTTGTGCGCATTGAAATAGTTCCCGAAGATGCCCCAAGGTTTGCAACTCCGTGCGAATGCCCATTGCTTACACAAGTACCAACGTAGGTATGTGTGTGCCCTCCATCCGCAGTCTGGCTAGAGTATGTGACTGTTGTTGTGTGGTTTGTTGCGTGCGTATGCCCGCCCTGGGAGTCGTCGGTAAACGTGTGCGTATGCGCTGCGTTGTCGGACGAGTGCGAAAGGGCAGTAAATGGATCAGTAGACCCGTATGTCCAGACTTTTCCGCCAGCAGTGTTGCCAACCGCAACTCCAAGATTTGCGGATACCGCACCAACAAGGCTGAGCCCCCTAAAATCTGGAAGGTTGAACGTCGTCGTTCCATCCCCAACGCCAAAGTACGTCCCGATTACTGCAAAAAGATCAGCGTACGTTGTTCTGGACACGGCGAGTCCACTGCAATTGAGCCAACCAGTCGGCCTCGATGCTGGCGATCCAACCCACGCTATGACTGAGCCAGTGGGCATCTCTGTAGTTGTCGCCCCGCCTAGGGCGCTCCATGTAGAGGCCCCTTTGACCTTCAGCTCGTCAGTAAAGGTGTTGTAATAAAGAGTACCCTCGTCCGCCGTGGGGTCCGAGGTTAGTTCAGAATTAACGCTGAGGGTGTTGACGAATTTAGGCATATAAACAGTATACCCCCTGCTGCCGTATTTGCAACAGGGGGTATTTACTTAATTTACTATTACCCGATTACAACCCAGCGATAGGTGCCTGCGAGGCTGATCGTGACGGTGACTACGGTCGTGCTGGTGGTGACCACGTCAGCAAGGACTAGCGCGTCCGTTGAGTCGTACAGGGCTACCGTGACGTCCTTGGTGCCAATGCTGTGCGTAAGCGCCTTTGCTTCTCCAGTCGTCCAGGTAGCGCTGCCGCTCTTCCGTCGAGCAAGACCAAAGCCGCTCTCAGCAAGGGCATCGCGCGCACCAGAGGCAGAAGTAGCCCCAGTACCACCGTAGCCAAGACCAACCGCAGTGCTTGATGCCCAGGTACCCGTGGCGATTGTGCCAACCGAGGTCAGGCTTGAGCCGGTAACCCCTGAGCCAAGCGTGCTGCTGCTGAGGACTTCCGTGCCATTAATCCTGTATACCTTGCCGTTGGCAATGTTTACATGCTCAGAAAGGGTCCATGCATCGGTGGCATCAACCCAGTTGATTGTCTTGTCAGTGTCGCCCCTAAGGGTAATACCGCCGCCATCAGCGCTGGCATCGCTTGGTGTTCCGGTAGAGCCAAGTTCAATGTTCTTGTCGTCAACAGTAATAGTTGTTGAGTTGATCGTTGTGGTCGTTCCGTTGACCGTAAGGTCGCCAGAAAGTACAAGGCTCGTACCAGTTGCTGCGCCAATGTTTGGCGTAACAAGTGTTGGGGTATTTGCGAATACTAGTGCCCCAGTTCCCGTCTCGTCAGAGATTACACCAGCAAGTTCGCTGGACGATGTCGCAGCAAACGCGCTCAGCTTGTCCTCGGTAAGCGCAACCGTACCCGTTGCGTTTGGCATGGTGATTGTGCGATCCGCCGTTGGATCAACAACAGTAAGGGTGGTCTCATAGCCGTCAGCCGTAGCGCCTTCAAAGACTACGCCAGCACCATCAACAATTGGCGCGGTGAGCGTCTTGTTGGTGAGGGTCTGTGAACCAGTCTCGGTTACATAGCCAGTAAGCGAAGGAATGTCAGAAGTAAGCGCAACCGTGCCGGTTGTTGCTGGAAGCGTGATGACCGTTCCGGTGCCGGCTATCGCCGTTGCTACAACCTGGGCAGTGCCAGAGGTTGAGCCAGGAAGGGTGACGCTTGAGATTCCCGTGAGGGCAAGGTTTGCCGAAGTGCGGTTAAGCGCAACGCTGGTCGTACCAATGAATGTCGTGTCTGAAGGGTTTGCCTTGCCGTTAGCAAGGTCGTAGGCAGACTTAACGGACGCAGGCGTTGCAGCCTTCGTGGTTGAAGTGCTGGAAGTGGAGTCCTCAAGTTGGACAGCACCCTTAACAGATGTCGTGCCGTCAGCAATGCTGATCTCTGGGGTTGTGCCGCCTGTTGAAGAGATTGCGCCGGTTCCGGTGACGGCTGTAACTGTTCCGCTTCCGGTTCCGATTACCTGCCAGGCGGAACCGTCATAAACCTTAAGGACATCGTTAGTGCTGTTGTAGTAAACCTGACCCTGAACCGGAGAGGCGGGGTCGGAAGCAAGATTCTGAATAACAGCATTCTGTAGTTCATTTTTCTGAAGGTCAAGAACTGTTAGGAATTTCATTTTTTAATCCTTAATTTAGGTATGCCTTGCCGCCAAAGGGGCTTGAGAAGCTGACTATAACCTGATTGCTGGACGAATAAAAGACCTCCCCGATCTGAACGCTTCCGGCAC